CAGACAATGGTAGAGGTTTGAACTTGGCTAGGTCCGAAACAATAACCAACGGCTGTGTTCGGCTAATAATCTGTGGGTTAAATATGCCCATAAAACCGCCAAGGGGTCTGGGATAAATTTTTGTTTTTTGATTTGACTTATACTATGTATTGGTGTAAGATTTTTAAATGGGCTGTTAGTGATAGTGGTAGCACGGGAGCTTTGCAAGCTTTAGGGAAGAGTTCGATTCTCTTACGGTCCACCATTTTAAATTAATGTATGTTGGATAGTTTCAACTATATATTAATGTTGAGAGCGCGGGTATGATGTAGTGGTAGCCTGCAACCTTGCCAAGGTCGATGTGCCGGTTCGATTCCGGCTACCCGCTCCAATTTTATAATGTGTTATGTATAAAGGCAAAAAAGTTATATTGACTACAACTGCTTGTAAAAAAATTTATGAGCGAGTAGTTTCGATATATATAGTATATTTTAAATATGAAAATAATGTTTGACATAGGATGTAATAATGGCAAAGATTCAGATTATTATGTTCATAACAATTATCAAGTTTTTGCATTTGAACCTACACCTAAATTATGTGACGATTTAAGATCTCGTTTTAAAAATAATTGCAATTTTTTTCTAATAGAGAAGGCGATTTCAAATAAAGAAGGTAAAATGAAATTTAATATAGTTGACTACCCGCATCGTGGATGTAGTAGTTTGTTAAATTTTATTCCAGATACTACTTTATTTTGGGATAATTATGTTAATGCCACAGTTACCGAATCTATACATATAGATGTTATTAGATTAGATTCCTTCATAAAAATGTTGGATATAAAGACAATTGATTATTTTCACTGTGATATTCAAGGTTTAGATTTATCAGCATTAGAAAGTTTGGGCACTTATATTTCTATAGTAAAAGAGGGTCAGATTGAAGTTGCTAATAAAAGAAATGTTTTATACGAAAACTCAAATAATTATATAGAAGATGTCATTAATTTTCTAGAAAAAAATAATTTTATTATAAAAAACATCACATCTAATGATATTTATAACAACGAATCTAATTTGCAATTTATTAATAAAAATTTAATTTAGATATAGTATTTATAATTAGTTCTTTTAAAATTTTATGGGCGCGTACTGGTATCGATTTAATAGTACACGTATGTTAGGCACGTAGAGGATGATAGTTGGCCTCTTTAATACACCTATCGAAACATTAACTGCTGAAGATAACGTAGTTAGCTATGACTTCTCTTACGATGAAGTAGTAGCCCTTGCAGCCTAAGTTGTTGCACATTCAATACAATGAAGTCTAATAGTTGTGTTGAGTGTAAATTATTGGACTGGACCAAATATTTGATTTGCGTAAATGGTCGAGATATTAGTAAATCTTAAGGGTAATATTTTTAGATATTTTTCATTATTACTCCCTAACAATTTAAAATATATAAGCGTGTAGTCTGATGTAGGTTATCTGTTAAAGACGGCGGTTCAACTCCGCCCGCGTCCACCATTTTATTCTGGTTCAAAATCAATGTAGCTATCAATAATCAACACTCCACTATCATTGATGTAACCTTCTTCAATTAAATACTTCGTGATTCGTTCTCTACAACAATCATCCTCGTATAGATCACATTTTTCTGGATGTCTTAGTACAACAAATCTGTTAGCCCAAACAGTTATATCGTGGTTGTTTATACTAACTTGGTGAAAATTAATCTCTTCCATTAAGTATAAGTATATTTATACAGTAATGAAAAGATATAGTTTATTATACGAATCCAGCATATATGATTATTTAGTATGGGAACCAACTGGAAAATTACAGTATATTGCTGATGAGTTAGATAAAATTCCTACGGATAGTACTAAACTTTATAGAGGGATGTCTGAGAAAGAGTATAATATTTTGAAGAATACTGGTAAAGTTACTTCAAAGGGTAAAGGAAATACCCGAAACATTGTGGGTAGTTATCTAGCGAGTGATTTTAAATTGGCAGCTAGGTTTGCATTGGTCAATTACAGAGACAAAGGAGAGGGTATTATAGTAGTAGTGGATAAAAGTAAATTACCCGATTTAAAAAATGTAGATCCAGGCAATTATGTTACTAGTTATATACCGATAGAAGCAGTAACCAAAATTATAGACTTAAAACAGTTATGAGTAATATTAAACTAACAAAGGCTGAAGCCGAAAAGAAAGTATATCAACTAACCGAAGATCTCTTACACGTTAAGAAAGACTTCAAGGATGTAGCTGCTGGCTACAAAGAACGTATGAAAGAAATTGAATCTGAAATTAAAGCGATTGTAGAAGAAGCTTCAATTGGAGATCCAACTAAGTAAAACAAAACCCGGTCTTTCGACCGGGTTTTTTATTTATTGTTTAGGTATTGGTTTAAATGTGCCGTCTTTTAAATTCAGACTGCCGTCGCCGTATTTTTGACTCAACGAGTTTAGTAAATCATTTTCTTCTTGTTGAGTTTTCTTCCAATTTTCAAATACTTCATTTCTACGAAGTGTTAATTCTTTAATTTGTTGTTCCAAATCGGTTTTCTCCAAATCAACTTGACCCAAAGTAAAGATATGTTGTTGATAATCATTTTGCAATTTAGCAATTGATTGCATTTCTTGCTCTGTAAACTTAATAACGTCACTCATAGTATTTTCATATACATATGAGTGACGTTATTTTTTTAGTTTTTATAATCGATTATTATTTGTTTATATTTTTTAACAAATTACCAAGTTTTGTTATCGATTCTGCTGCGCCTTTAGTATCTCCTTTAGATTGAATACCAAAACCTTTTACTTGTGGTTCAGAAGTACTCGTTGGTTCTGGTTTGATAGATTTAGGTTTCTTGGAACCTTTTGGTTGTTCTTCTGGTTTGTTAGGAGTTATTTGACTGTCGTCTTCTTCAAGAATGAACGTTCTAGCTGTAGTTACAGCGAATATAAATTTAGGTTTATATTTTTCGTTCATTGGATCATCGATGAATTTAGATATAAATCTAGTGTGGGTTTGTAACATACTAGAAATTTCGCCACTCAATTGATCGTCGCCTTGAATACACTCATTAACTTTATCAAATAGTACTTGATACGAAGCTTGACTTTGGAACTTATATTTTTTAGGATTAAAAGTAGGATCTTTCATTATTCCATTTGTAAGAGCCATTACAAAGTGAGAAGTAAATTCTTTTTTCATTGACTCAACAGATAGATTAACTACAGCTTCTTTCAATTTTCCTTTGAATGAATCTACATATGTTTTTGATATGAGATTTTTATTACCGATTCTAAATGCCATCGGTTTTCCATTCATCAAAATTGTGTATCTAGCACTTACATTTGATGAATTTTTGATATAATAAACAACATTTACCTTGTCTGGACCTGTTAATTTTGGTTTCGTATAATCTCCACCTTGAGGAATTACGAATCCTTGTAAACGTAACGCGAATACTTGTTTACGAGCAATTTTTCTAATCTTTTCACAATCTTCTGGTCCAAATAGATTATCATCGCCTGGTTGTCCTGGTTTTGGAGGAGTAACTGGTCCAGGTTGTGGAACAGGTGTTGGACCAGGTTGTGGGGTAGGAGTAACTGGTTCTGGTACAATTGGAGTTGGACCAGGAGGAGTTGGAGTTGGTTGTGGCGCTGGTACTTTATCTGGAAGTGCTTCTTTATCTGATTTACGTGGATACAACCAATCTTTAACTTTCATCAAGTAGTCATAAACGTTTTTATCAGTTTCTAATATTTTTTTCTCAACGTCTGCTCTTGTTGGATTTTTAAGTTTGAGTAATATACCAGCATTTGTTAAGAACTTATTATAAGCACTTTCGACTGATTTATAATCCATTCTTTCGGCACCCATATTTGCGCCTCTAGTACCAAACGCATATTGAAGAGGATTTGCTTCGGCTAATAATTCAGCTTTAATCACATCTAGTTCCAAAGCTTCTTGTATGCCGAATTTCTTGCTAAACATACTCAATAGTCCTTTTCGCATAAGTTGTTGTCTTATGCCAGGAGCATTTATTAATTGTTTTGCTTCACCTACGTCTTTTATGGAATTTATCCACATTTCTAATGCTTCTTTAGGCTGTACATATTGACCATTAAGAAGTTTTACAACGTCTTGGGTTAACTGGCCAGCTTTTAAAGAAGTCCAATCTGGTAAATTATTCAATGCATTTATTTTTGATTGAATTGTATCGCCTGTTATTGATGGTACAGTGGTTGTAGTAACTCCTCCAGTGCCACCACCAAATGATGTTCCAGCGGGTCCTGCTGGACCTTGTGGCCCAGCTGGGCCTTGTGGTCCCGCAGGTCCAGGTCCACTCTCTCCTGGTACTCCAGGTTCACCAGCTGCTCCTGCTGGGCCTTGTGGACCTGCTGGACCCATTCCGCCTGCTGGTCCTTGTGGTCCCATTGCTCCAGCTGGTCCTTGAAATTTATGCATCAACCATTCCATTATTTTTGGAATGTATTTTGTGAACAGATCGCTAATTCCAATTGCTGCAGCGGTAACGGTTGCGCCTTTAACACCGGCACGTACAGGTTCTTCTCCTTTTAGTATGCCCACTATGGTTCTTAATGCGGTGCCCAATATAAATGTTGATATCTTTGGAATCAATGCTAATGGACCAAGTTTAACAACGAGCAAACTAACGAGTGCGCCAATAAGTATATTGGTTATATAAGGATGTTCTCTTGCAAAAATACCAATTTCATCTAAAGCATCATTGAATGATTGTGGCAATTTAGCACGTAGTTTATTCAATAACTGTTCTACTTTAGATTGTTTTGCAGCAATTTCTTCTGGAGTGCCTGCTGACCATTGTAGTTTAGGATTTGGTCTTAAATTTGCAAATCTTTTACCAAATAGTACACCTAAACCAGGAATGCCTTGTTTAGTATTTTGTGTATTTGCGGTACCTCCGAATTTATCGGCACTTGTTTCTGGATCTGGTGCATATTGACTTGGACCAGGACCAACTCCTCGATAATTTTGAAGTGCAGCGGAAACATTAGCTGGCATACCTGAAAGCGCAGGCGGAGGAGATGTTGTAACGTAAGGTTCGGTTTGTTGTTTAAACGTCTGAAAATAGGTATCTAATTTAGTTTTAGCGTCTCCAGCTTTAAATATATTTTTGAAACCAGCGGTTGCTCTTTGAAATATATCTTCGCTTAATTTAGAATCTTGTTTTATTATTTCGTATAAAACCTCTGTTTGCAATTCTATACCCTGATTGATACCCTCTTGATATAATTTATAGAATTTTGATTTTTTACTAACTCCTAAATATGATTCAGTCAAAGACTTCTTAGAATTAAATTCTGTATATATAAATTCTCTTAAAATGTCTTTTATTACAGCTTCTTTATGATTTAAATTTTGGTCCATATTAAATAAATATAGATTTGATCTAGAACTTTAAAATAATATTGACATCTTCATCTTCTGTATATATACTTGATTGAGTATGAGACTGGTAATCTTGTATTTCTAATTATATATACCAACAGTTAAACACTTAAAAAGTAATAATATAGTATGTCAGTAGTTAAAAATAACATATCAATGGAGAGACAGAGTAAATACGTTGTTATTCGTAATGGTCTAAGAGTATCCGATTTAGAATATTCGAATAAAGAAGAAGCTAAAGTGGAGTATGATCATTGGAAGAATATCATTACACGTTGGCCAGATGGAAGTAAACTAGAAATTCTCGAAACGAAAGGTAGGTAATTATGGGATTAAAAGAACAAATTAAAAATGCAAGTTCCGAATCGGAGATTTCCTCTTTATTGACAAAAGGAAAATCTTTTGAATTTGCAAACGAATCCACAAAACGGTCATGGAAATCAGCAGCTAGAGTTAGGTTAACTTCATTAACTGGCAATGACGTTACTCAAACTCCTGAAAAAGAAGTTGTTGCAAAAAAGACTCCAAAAAAGAAAAAAGATAAAGTTGGTTAACTATAAATAAATCACTCGAAATAAAGGCGTTACGTAATGGTAACGCCTTTTTTGTTTTTATTTTTCTATTTATTGAATGAATGGATAAATCATTTAGTGTAATGTCTTTACCGTTTGAGTATGATGAAATGGAATCATTTATTCAAACATACAAAGATAAGTTAATGGAACAAATTGTATCATCGGTACAATATGCGTTGGACAATGATTATCCTACTGTCGAGGTATTTTCTTTTAAAAATTCAGATTTTATTGTTATATTAACCCAATCGGAATTCAAGGATAATATTGATAATGTCTTTGAATATTATGTGAATACGGAACAATATGAATTTTGTTCCCGTTTAGTAAAATTAAAAAAACAAATAGAACAACATGAGCAAAAACAACAAGAAAGACACAAGCCCAAAAGTTCATCAAAACGCAAAGATCAGAGATGATATCAAGATCGATAAACGTGAATTAACACCAAAACAAAAAGAATTATTAGAATTATTACAAAATAAGAATACAAAGTGTGTCTTTATTGCTGGTCCGGCCGGTACATCAAAAACTTATACATCTGTTTTAGCCGGTCTGAATTTATTGAATCAAAAAAGAGTGAGTGAAATAGTATATGTTAGAAGTATAGTTGAAAGTAGCGATAGTAAGTTAGGATTTTTGCCTGGGGAAATGGATGAAAAAATGAGTCCATATATTCAACCACTTATTGATAAGTTAGAAGAATTGGTACCAAAACACGATATTGATAAGTTGAAAAAAGAAGAACGTATCCATGGATTTCCAATAAACTTTTTACGTGGATTAAGTTGGAATGCTAAATGTATTGTAGCGGATGAAGCACAAAACATGACTAAGAAAGAACTTACTACGTTAATTACACGTGTAGGTGAATTTAGTAAATTGTTTATTTGCGGCGACCCAGATCAAAGCGATATTAATGGTAAAAGTGGGTTTGTACCGATGATGAATGTATTTGACGACGAAGAAAGTAGAAATAATGGTGTATATGTGTTTAGATTCGAAGAAGAAGATATTGTGAGAAGTGGATTAGTTAAATTTGTATTAAAAAAACTAAAAACTCTGCAATAATTATATTTATATAATATTATGCCAGTCTTATCTAATAACGGAAGATTAATTTCGTCACTGCCTATAACTTCGACTGTAAGTGGGCAAGATGAATTACTTTTACAGTCAAATGGAGTTACCAAACGAATAAGTTATGCATCTTTAAGTGGATCAATACTTAGTTCTAATAATTTCAATCCATTCAACGCAACTGTAAACTTCACTAGTACAAATAATAAATTTACAGGTAGTTTTTACAACCCAGATTTTAAATCGTCTAATTTTTATACAGTTGCGGTTAGAAATACACTGACGGGTAATACTATTATTGCAACCTCTGGTTTTTCTGGAAATGTAACTGGCAACATAACATCTACGGGAACAAGTACATTTAGTAGTATTGATGTTAATGGAGGCGCTATAGATGGAACGTCTATAGGAAATTCATCCGAATCAACTATAAAAGGAACGAGAATAAGCGCTAGTATAGGTTTCAGAGGCAATATAACGTCTATAGGAACAAGCACTTTTAGTAATATAGATGTCAATGGTGGAACTATAGATGGTACAATAATAGGAGCTTCATCAGCAGCTGCTGTTACTGGAACGACGATAACAGCAAATACTGGATTTGTCGGAAATTTAACAGGAGACGTTTATAATTCAACCACAACAAAAGTATTAGAAAGTGGCAATACTACTACAACGCCAAATGGTGGGGTTTCATCTGCATATTTTTATGGAACAAGTTCATATGCTACACAAGCACTAACAGCGGCTTATGCAGCTGCTGGTGGATCAGCAATAAATGGTATACCAGCTCTCGGAAATAAGTATCAAGTTTTAGCTAAAAATACTAATACTAGTTATGATGTTGGTTGGACCAATCCAATTACTGCAAGTAATGTTGGTATTGCCGATTATTTGACAATCTGGGATGGTGCTAGAACTCTTAAGAATTTAAATAATTTTTATTGGGACGGTGTAAATACGTATGTAATTCAAACACAGCTACAAGTTGATCAAGGAATAAAATCAAACGGTGGTTTTACCGGTTCTTTCGTTGGAAATTCACAAACAGTAAACGTTACAGTAGCTAGTCCATATAAAATTATATATGGTAATGATAATTCATCTGTTAAATTAAAACTAAGTGCTAGTGCATATTGTACAATGTCTTTGTTAAAAGGACAAACATCTAATGTATTTGTACATAATAGCGGTAAATTTAAAGTTTTGAAATGGTCTGGTAGTTTGGACGGCGGTTCTACTGCAAATACAAAAATTTATTGGAAAAATGGATTAAGTGCTTCTATTACTATGGCAACAGGAAGTAAAGATATTATAACGTTTGTTAATATTGACGATAAAATATTTGGTAGTGCAATAAATAATTTCCAATAATTTATGAACTTTTCATTTTCATTTTGGAAAAACGTGGATGATATACCAGGAGTAACTTATAAAACTTTTCAAACATATACTACTGTAAATGGACCTGTGGTTGCTAATGGTGCTGTAGAAGCTTATTATGATTATACATCAACTAGTTCTGGTCCAGGAACGCTCAGAGCGGAGTTTAATAATGTTGGATACTCGTTACCTCCATTGGGGAGTTCCGTACTTATTACATCGTGTTTGCCATTTGATGCTACAAATTTTACACTTGTAGTAGGCGAAGGAGTGCCAGGTGGTAGTCCGGGTACTCCAACAAACTCCGGAGTAAATTGTTAACTTTAAAATTTCAAAAATATATACTTATAATATATGGCAATAAGTCCTTGTAATAGTTTAAATGTAAAAACTTTGAGAATAAGTCAATTGGCTTCTTCGACTATAAGTTCAAATGATCTATTGGTCATTTCGCAATATGATAGTATTAATAATGTATATTATTCCAAGAAATCTACATTTGGAAACTTAATAACATATTTTGGCTCAATAAACGCTTCATATAAAGGATCATTTACAGGAAGTTTAGATATAACTTCTGGTCTTACAGGATCTAATGTAAATATTGATACTAGTGCCGGTACATTTTTGAATGATAATTTTCTACAAATATTTTTGAATGGAAATCCTTACAAAATTCCTTTGTATCCAAACGTTTAATATTTATTAAATATGCCTTTACCATGTAATAATGTCCGTGTAACTCCAATTAAAGTAAGTCAACTAGTTAGATATTCAAATTTAGACGGTGGCGATATATTGTTGACGATAGAATCAGGTTCTTTACTTTGGTCGAGACGTAGTACAGTTAATGATTTAAAAGTTTCCATGGGAAAACTTACAGGATCATATTCAGGCAGTTTTACTGGAAGTTTTAAGGGAAAATCAAGCGGCAGTTTTAGTGGCAGTTATTGGGGAAAAATTATAAGTAAAAACGCAAGTGCGAGTGGAAGTTTCAGTGGAAGTTTTTACGGTATATCAAACTTTAGCAAAACATCATCATATCTACGTCAAACTAATCAAAATACTACAAATGGCGTTGGATATTATGATGGTACCAGATTAACAAGTGCTCCTGGCTTAATATTTAATAATAACATAGGTGGGGCTAAATCACTAAGTATTTCTTCATCTTTATCATTTAATTATTTAAACATCGCAAGTCGTGGTTTTAATAGTTTTAATCAGGCCGGAATTAGTCTATTTAATTTAAATAGTTCTGAAGCTTTTCCAAATCGTGACGGATGGATTATTTACTCTAATAGAAGTGGTAGTTTAACATTTACAACGCCAATTGGATCATACGAAATTTCTAGTTCCAATGTTGTATCTAAAGCTGCTCCTTCCACTGAGACTATTATTTACGGTATGGTACAGCGAAGAAATGGTTTCTATTTTTGGCCATATATGGCTAATAATACGCCAGCTAGAGATGGTGCTATTGGTATAGGTGTACAACCGCCAAATGAACCAACCGGATCATTCGATAAATATTTAAGAGCTAAACTACAAATAAACATGTTTAGTGGTAGTGGTGAAGGGCCATGGAGTCCCCAAGCAACTGTGGAAAATAGATCTACCGCAATATTAGTTAATTATGGATCAGGCAGTGCTAATACTGGATTTACAAAAACATTCTTTGTATCCGGAAGTGGTAATACCTATATTCACGGAAAATTAAATGTAAACAGAGGAGTTACCGGATCTTTTAGAGGAATCAACAATATTACTAATTTTAGAGGAACTGGAAAAAGTGTAAGCGTAAATGCTACATCTAGTTACTCCGTATACTCTGTATATGCAGTTAGCAGCAGTTATGCGCAAACAGCTAGTTACTTAGCTGGAGGCGATACTGGCTTTGCAAACGCATCTTATAATCAAAAAATTGGATCTCTAACACCTATTCAGTCAGGCACAGCAAACAGTTTTGGAACTATAGGTGCTGTTGGCAAAAAAATAAAATGGTTTAAAATAGAAGGTAGTTTTAATGTAGGTGAAAATGACGGCGTGATACTAAATGGTGTAACTTTTAACGGAACTTTAGTTAGCACAAACGTATATTCAAGTTGGGGATGGCGAACGGGATATTCATATGATCCGGACGGTGGAGATATAAGAACTCATTTTACAATCGAAGGAGCGCCACCCGCCGGATACACTTCAGGTACAGCTACACTAAGTGTATATGCCGCTGGAACATATTCATGTCAGGGATATGCAGTTGGGTATTATTAATTAATTTTCTTGACATTTTTCAAAAACCAGTTTATATATATTCTTGAATGACACAGATGTGTTATTCACTATAGTGCTCGAGTGAGGCTATTAGGTTAATAAGTTCAATAGAATTATTAAAAGAAAGGAAAATATATGTCAGTAATTAGATACAATCCGGCGTTTCGCCATTTAAATCGCGATGAGTTTTTAACTCCATTCGATAAGTTGTTTGATGAAGTATTCACTTCACAATTCCCAGAAATCACAAAAGAACTAGGTATAGGATTCTTTGAAAAACAAAGTTATCCCCGTGTAGATGTGATTGATTACAATGATCGTGTAGAAATTTTAGCAGAAATTCCAGGTCTGTCTAAAGAAGAAGTATCAGTTGATGTACAAGAAAATGTACTTACTATTAGCGGTCAAAAGATTCGAAAACTTGAAGATACAGATCTACAAGATCGCAGATACATTCGTAGAGAATTAAAACATAGTAGTTTCAAACGTAGTTTTACATTAGGCGATATCATTGATAAAGACGAACCATTGGCTAAATTTGAAAATGGTTTGTTGACAGTCACTCTTAATAAGTTGAAACCAACTGTACCGACAAGTAAGAAAGTAAAGATTGATTAATTAATATTCAATCAAGGTTATATTAACCCCGTTATTAAATTAACGGGGTTTTTATTTTACAGATATTTATATATATGATAAAATTTCAACATTTGGTACTATTTACTTCACTTTTGATAGCTGGATGTGCAGCTTACTTTAGTGTATATGGTATAGGACTATTATTCTCTGGCGCAACTATTGCTGCTATGGTAATGGCATCTTCTTTGGAACTCGGTAAACTTGTAACAACTTCTTGGTTATTTAGATATTGGAATAAATCCAATGTTTTGATGAAGACTTATATGATCGTAGCTATATTTGCTTTGATGGGTATAACTTCATTGGGTATATTTGGATTTTTAACAGCGGCTTTTCAAAAGTCATCGTTAGAAACAGAATTGTCCGTAAATAAAATCTCTACATTAGAAACTCAAAAAATTGAAGAAAAGTTAAAAATGGACTCTGTAAAAAAGTCTATTGAAAAAATTTATGCATTGAGAAGTTCTCAAGAATCTAGATTAACCGAAGTGTTAACGAATACATTGATCGCTAGAAATCCTATTCAATTACAGAATATACAAAATCAAATTAATGATCAAATTGGCGACTTAAACAAACAATTGGAATCTGAAAACGAAAAGTCTAAAATATATGGAGACAAAGTTTCAAAAATTGATGAAGAAATTTTCAAGTTAAAAGTTGATAATAGTCAGAAAAAAGATATTACCACTTTTAAATTCGTAGCGGATCAATTTAGTACAACGATTCAAAATGTTGTTAAGTGGTTTATTGCTGTATTAATTGCTGTATTTGATCCATTGGCAGTTATACTACTATTAGCATATAACATTTCTTCAAATAGAGTTTATGACGAAGAAAAATTAGAACGTGTTCAAGAAAACAAAGATATTTCCCAAAATAAACCCGAACAAATCATCATAGAAAAAATAGTGGAGAAGCCTGTTGAGGTTGAAAAGATTATTGAAAAACCAGTAGAAATTGAAAAAATAGTAGAGAAGCCTGTTGAGGTTGAAAAGATAGTGGAGAAAATAATAGAGAAACCTGCTAAAAAATCTACGGGTGTAAGAGGAATGTTCAGTTTTTAAATAAAAAAATAATTTTTCTTTATTCTACTATATATGTAAATACACGTATATGGACGAAGAAGAAATTTTTAAATTATATAAGAATCTAAAAAGAGGATTCGATTTATCTGATTGGGACTTAGTAGAAGAATCAATTGAGTATTTAGCTGAATACATTGACTTAGGTAACGAAGACGAAACTTTTGACGAATTAAACTAATGATATATGTTATATTGATAGCATTATTGGCATCACTAATAGTGAATATTTTTTTATTAGTGGCCCTTAAAAAGTCTTTTGAACAAATAGACCAATTGGAGTCTTGGTTATTAGAATTCAAATTGCTTGTAAAAAATACATATAATAAGTTGAAATTTGTTGATGATCGGGGTATCTTTGTTAAAGATGATGATGTTGGCTTTTTATTTACAGATCTGCTTAATATCATCGAACTAACGAATAAAAGAATTCAAACTGATGATAATGATAAACCCACCGCTATTAATGAAAAAAACAAAATCGAAACCTTCTAAAAAAATAAAGAAGATCGCTGTTACTAAAGACAGTGTTAAAAAAATTAAGAAAGTAGTAAAGAAGGTTAAATCGGTAAAAAAACCTAAAATTACCATCGATATTGTTATTACAAAAAAAGAAAAAACTCCCAAGACTATTTCTAATATAGAAGTTCCAAGAACAATTCAAATAGAACATATATCAGATAACGCCTCTGACTCACACGAAGAATCTGCTTTTGACATTAACGGAGAACGTAAAAAACGTCGTGGTAGAAATAAGAAAGAAAAGATATATTTTTCTAAAAAAACTGAAGATGCTATTATTGAATACAACAATGAAGAAGATGAAGTAAGACGAAATGAAATTTATGAAACAAAGATAAAGTTTAGTTTTGATAAATTAGTAGAAAATATATTTAATACATTTAAATTCACGTATTTTGACAATAGTCCATTGGAAATTCAGAAAGAAACTGTTTCACATTTAGTAACAAATATTCATAAATTTCAAGCTGGAAAAGGAAAAGCATTTAGTTATTTCAGTATTGTAGCTAAAAATTATTTGATATTTCACAACAATAACAATTATAAGAAATTCAACCAACACGTAGATATTAGTGAAACACCAAGCGAATCATCGGTTTGTTTACAAACAGAAGATGCACATCATAAAGATATTCAGACTCAAGAATTTATGAAGTTGATTGTAAATTATTGGGAAGCAAATATAACTAAGATTTTCAATAAACAAAAAGATTTAAACATCGCATACGCTGTTATAGAACTATTCAGAAACTGTGAAAGAATAGAAAATTTCAACAAAAAAACTTTGTACCTGTATATCAGAGAATTGAGTAATTGTAAAACCCAACAAATTACAAAAGTTATCAACAAAATGAAAACATATCAAAACCTCGTAATGAGAAATTATAGTAATAGAGGAACATTATAATATCTAAATTGTTAATAAAACCACTCCAATCGGAGTGGTTTTTCTATTTATAGGTATATGGACTTAAATTTTGAAATTTACAAAGGGAAGAATTTTTCTGGTCTTTGTAAAGACATAGTAAAAAATTCAGAGAATAAGAAAGATCAAATTGATATTTTGATCTCAGAATTACGTACTTTAATTAAAACTGTAAATGACGCTGTAATCATCGTGCCTCTTATAAAAGACTACTATGATGTGGGAATTAAAAACGACGAACAGTTAGTTAAATTAGCAGCCGTGGTACAACGATTGGTCGCAAAAGGAGAATCTACTGGAGAAGGCAATGCTATGGTTCTCAGTGAAGATGAAAGAAAACAGTTAATGGAAGAAGTTATAACAATTAGCAAAGGAGAATAATGAGTACGAATGTATCAAGTATAGTTAGATCGTTAAATCCTTCTACTTCAACTGTTATGAATACATCTATCAGTAATATAGATGCTAATTTTTTGAAATTGGCGGTTGTAGTTGATATTATTTTAGATGACAAACATCCATTTTTTGGAAAAACCTCAACAGATAAAAATTCACAACCTCCTCCGACCGTAAGATACCAACAGATACCGGTAAATTACGATAATAAAATACCAGTGGCAACAGATACCGATTTTAGTTATATTGGAAGAGCTAAAATTCGTGTTTTAAGTGAGGAAAAACAAACTGCTTATGATAAGCTACCATGGGCTATTCCGTTGGAGAACACTATTACTCAGTTTCCATTATTAAACGAAACAGTTTTAGTTATAAAAATAGGAGATAACTATTACTACACGAAACCATTTAATCGTTTAAACTTTTTGGGTACAAATGGAGAGTTTATAACTGAAAAATCAAGTAGTGACGATGGTAAAAGTGCAATTGCATACTTACAACCCAAGAGCCGAAAAAGCTATGTAAGTCATCCAGCATTTATAAATCAAAATCAAACGGGGTATTTTGGTAATTATTTTATATGTAATCCATTCATACGTAGTGTACGTCAATTTGAAGGAGATACCATAGTAGAAAGTAGGTTTGGACAATCTATAAGATTTAGTGCGTATGATGATAATCGTTCGAATGATAAAGGTGCTTATCCATCTTATGCTTTGAATGGAAATTTATTTAAAGATTCAGTTGATGGTGGATATGGAAATCCTAAACTAACTATACGCAATAGACAACGTAATATTGCTCAAAAAACCGCACAACAGTTACATCCTAAATTACCTCCTATACCTGCTATAACCGAAAAGGAAAAAAACTACGGAGGTCAGATTGATGAAGATATAAATAACGATGGTAGTACTATTCAGTTTACCAGTGGAAATACTTTAAGTACTTGGCAAACAACTGTATATAAAAGTATATTCGGGATTAATAGTGAAAATAAGCCTACAGAAGAACAACCACGATTTAATCCTAAAGGATCAACATCTTTTAAGTTTCCCACTTTAGATCGTGATCAAATTGTAATAAATTCTGATAGATTAATATTAAGTAGTAGATTTGCAGAGACCCTACACTTTAGTAAAAAACGATATGCTGTAACTACCGATAGTGAATATACCGTTGATGCTAATGATCAGGTTGTTATCACTACAAATAATACTGCTACTATAAATGCTCCGCAAATATTTTTGGGTCAATACGGTGAAACTAATGAACCTGCTTTGTTGGGTCAAACAACTGTAGATTGGATGTATGATCTTTGCAATTGGTTGTTGGATCACGTACACTGGTATCATCACGTTCATCCACATCCACACGGTCACGTAGATGCTGGTAAAATTGATGCGGAAAATACGAATGATGCAAATCCAGATCAAACACAAATACCAGTACAACAAATTAAGCTTAAATTACTAAGAGATAATTTACATAAAACGTTAAGTAGACGAGTATTTGTTACTGGAGGTGGATATGCTCCTGGTAGCAATGGAGTCAAACCTACTGGTAGTGGTGGTGAATGTAAAGACCCAGTAGAAATTAATACTGTTACAGGAACTGGAGTTGTGGGTGATTTCAAAGGTAGAAATCGTCGTGAAGGTCCAGTACAAGTTGAATTTGAATTTGAGGATTAATATATGGCATTACAAGTAGTAGACATATTTGGCAATTTACAACCAGCAACAGGTAGAGTTTTTCCGAAAAACTCTTTGGAAATAATTCCATATTTTAACAAATACAAAACGGGTGTTGGGGCAGTATTTAAAATAAATCCACAGGGCACATCTGTTAGTGATGATAATAAAATAAAGCCAGAGTCCTATCAATCGTTATATGAATTTTATAGTCCTACTGAATTATTGAATAATGGATATGCACAAATTGGAGATAATAAGTATATTAAAATTTATAAAAAATACGATAGAACTTTTCAATTTTTTCAAAATTATTTTACAGAAACTTATACGCCAAAATCAGGAGGAACTCCTAAAATAAACGTATTCGTCGATTTGGAGAAATATCCAATATTTAATGAAAGCATAGGCGATAGACTTTCTTGTTTAGCACAATATGATTCTATCAAATCTTCGACACTATCCAATACACAACTTGGTTTTAGACGATTTTTTAACGTTCAAGCATTCAACTGGCCAACTGTTACAGACGCATTCAATTACGAATTTTCGTATAATCGATCATTAAATAGTGTTAAAGCTGACGTAAATTATATATTTGAAGAAATTAAAAATAAAGTTTCTTCGGGTCAACTTGATAAGAAACTAGTACCAGATTGCTTTTTACCTGATCCTGATCCAGCATTACCAGGACCTCCTACACAAGCAATTAATGGTGTAGCAAATAAAGCTCCTGTAGTAGATAATCCTAATTTAAAACTACCGTCCCAAGAAGTAAAGGGGTTAGACGCAAATGCAGCACAACAAGCAGCATCACAAGCGCAAGGCGCAGCAAGTAATGCTGCATCTCAAGTACAAAGTGCGGCCGGTGGATTGACTAGCCAAGTACAAGGCGTCGCTGGTCAAGCTCAAGGTGCAATTGGTGGTGCTCAAGAATCAGCAGGAGGCGTGCTTAGTAATTTATCATCCGGAGTTAAAGGTGCAATTGGAGGAGGAGCTTTAGGAGCTGGTATTGGAGCATTAGCCGGTGGCGGTAAAGGAGCATTAATAGGAGCCGGTGCTGGATTGGTTGCGGGTGGTGTAGCTGGTAAAGTATTTGATAAACTAAATCCTAAAGGTATTAAACCAGATGGGTTGGGTAAGGATTGGTCTCCAGATAAGTTTAGTCCTGAATCTATAGCTGGAAATGATAAATTTGTAAATGCTAAAACAGGTATGGTTGAATCTACGTCTGAATTAGCTAAAGGATTAAAAGGTGGATTGTTAGGTGGTGCTCTTGGAGCCGGTATTGGAGCATTAGCCGGTGGTGGTAAGGGAGCATTAATAGGTGGATTAAGTGGTACTGCACTTGGTACCGGATTATCTGTTGGAGGTGTAACAGGAGGAGCTTTAGCAGGTGGTGGGTTAGGGGCCGGAATCGGAGGAATAGTGGGAGGTGGAAAAGGAGCTGTAATTGGTGCCGTTTCAGGAGGAGCAGTTGGGGCGGCTGCAGCTAAATTAGCGAGTGTACAAAAAGGAATGCCTAAACCAAATATACCAAAACCACCTAGTACACCACGCATCAAGACAGTCAAAATACCAAGACCATCAAATCCAAAAGGTGCAACAGATTTATTAAATTTACCTAAATCTCCGTTGGGTTAATAATTATATATAATAGTATGAAAATAGAAGTATTAAAAGAATTCATCAAGAAAACGGTACAACAAGAAGTACGTAATGTAATACACTCTGAAATTAAACTTCAATTGGCAGAAATATTTTCCAAAGAAGTTGGTCAGAATAAGAAAAAGTCATCTGAATCTGACTTGGAACAACAAATTCTCAAAGAGTTGGAAACTATGGATGATGTTCAAGTTATCGAAGAGGAAGTTAAACCGGTCAAAAAGTTTGTAAAATATACAAACAATCCAATGTTGAATGATATTTTGAATCAAACTACAGGCGGAGTACCACAAGAAGGTGGTTTGGTTAGTATGATGGGAGGACTTGGCGGTGGATCAACACAAGTAATTGCGGAATCAAAAGCTCCAGCGAATGCTCCTGAACCAGTAAAAAGTGTTTATAGTGCTATGAATAGAGATTATAGATCACTAATGAAAGCGGTAAACAAAAAACGTGGTGACAAGTAAAATAAATGGCAACTCCAACCAAATCTATAGGTTTATCATTACCAATACAACTTGGTAATCAAGGTTATTTTAGCACAAATAAAGATACGATCTCACAGATTGGTACAAATATTCAAAATTTATTGTTAACTATTCCTGGAGAAAGAAGATTTAATAATACATTTGGATCTGGATTATACAATTTATTATTTAATAATATAGGAGATGATATATCAAATGATATCATTATTGATGTAATTCAACGTGACGTTGACAAATTTATGCCTGGCACAACAATATTGAAAGTGGAACTATCTCCAATTCAACCAGATAATAATAGTAAAAATTCGATATTTATAAGTATTACCTTTAGATATAATAATACTGTGGGTGAAACCGAGTTTAACTTGGAAACTAATAAAATCTAATGTCAACGCTAATTAACAAAACATTTGACGCGAATACAAAAGATGTAAATTATCTTAATAGAGATTTTACGTCTTTACGTCAACAACTAATTGATTTCACAAAACAATACTATCCACAAAGTTATAAAGATTTTAGTGAAAGTTCTCCAGGTCAAATTTTTATAGACCAAGCGGCTTATGTTGGAGATGTATTATCTTACTATACAGATCAGCAATTTTTTGAAAGTTATATTCAATTTGCTCAAGATCGTAGAAATATTATAAATTCGGCTAAATATTTGGGTTATAAACCAAAAGTGTCTTCAGCATCTTCATCTGATGTTGACGTATTCCAATTATTACCATCTATTCGTACCAGAGATAATCAATATCTTCCGGATGAACGTTATTGTTTGATATTACAACCATTTTCACAACTATCTAGTACGCCAGGAGTTAATTTCGTAATAGAAGAAAGTATAGACTTCAGTCAAGATACTAAATTTTCGCCTAGAGAAATATCTGTGTATAGTCGCGATAATACAGGTGCTCCTCAATTTTATCTAATCAAGAAAGCAGCTAAAGCTTATTCTGGAACGGTAATTACTAAACAAGTTAGTGTAACAGATCAAGTGCCTTTTTATAGTATAACATTAGATGAAACGAATGTTCTTAAAATCATAAGTGTCGTTGATAGTAATAATAATAATTACTACGAAGTAGATTATTTGGCTCAAGACACAATTCCAATTGAAGTGGATAACGTGCCACTAAACAATCAAACTTTATCTCCATATAGAAGTGAAACTCCAAAAATTCTAAAGTATTTAAGAACGGAGAAAAGATATGTTACGGTTGTTAATGAGAATAATCAGACTACTTTACAATTCGGCGCAAATACTGAGAATTTTGAAAATACTATTGTTATACCAAATCCAACTAATGTTGGGGTAGCATTATCTAATTTAAAAAATTTAAATATCTCATTGGATAATACCAATGTGTTAAAAGAAAAGTCGTATGGTATGTCTCCATCTAATACGACATTGACTATAACGTATGTTATAGGCGGAGGTTTAAATTCAAACGTAAACTCTGGGGAAATCAACAAGATTTTAGGAATTTCTTATTTAAATGATACTACATCATTAACTGACAGCGAAGTTATATTATTGAATACTATAAAAAATTCTTTAAGAGTAAACAATATAGAGGCTGCTACAGGCGGTGACGATGCTGAATCTGACGAAGAAATTAGACAAAATGCAATGTTGAATTTTTCCACACAAAATCGTATGGTTACAGAAGACGATTTCTTGTTGAGAATTTATGCATTGCCACCGCAATTAGGCAATATAGCTAAAGCGTTTGTACAAAGTAATTTAACTAGAGAAGTTCAATATAATGGATTGATTAGTGGTATTTTAAATACAGAAAACAATTCAACTGTAAATTTAGCTCCATTAAATCCTCTTGACAGAAAGAAATTCTTACAGTCAAATAGCCCATTTACTAATAATTTATATTTACTTGGATATGATGCAAATAAAAATTTAACACAAGTAAATCCAGCAACTCTTCAAAATCTAACCACATATATTCAGAACTATAAGATTCTGACAGATAAGATTAATATCATCGATGGTTACATAATCAATATTGGAGTTGAGTTTAAAATAACTGTATTTAAAGGATTTAATAAATCTGAAGTGTTAAATAGCTGTATACAATCTGTAAAATCATTTTTTGATATAGATAAATGGAGTTTTAACCAACCAATAAATTTAAGTCAAATAAATTTCGAGATAATGCAAAATGAAGGCGTTCAATCCGTGAGCGACATTGTTATAAAAAACTTAACTATTGATGACGGTAATTATTCTTCCGTTGCATACAATATTAGTATCGCGACACAAAATAATATAGTGTATCCACCAAAGGATCCTGCTGTATTTGAAGTTAAGTTTCCAGATTCTGACATAAAAGGACTTGTAGTATAATATGCACACATTTATTTATCCATCTCAAGATACCTACATAAACAATTCGCCTGAATTTGTCAATAAAAATTTTGGCATTGATGAAATTTTAGAAATCTACGCTTCCAACATTGGTAACTCCGTAGTTTACACAGATCCAGTTTGGCATGATGCGCCACAGACTGCTTCCTCTTATGGAAACAATGGATGGTTAGCCTATACAACATCCTCATTATTTATTTATTCAGGAAGTGCTTGGTATGCATATTCTTTAACTTCGTCTGTAATACCAAATACATCTTTTATATCAAATTTTACCGGAAGATTATCTAATAAAACAAATCCTCCACGAAAACCACTTTACATTTCAGGATCAGCTACATTTGCATCTGGATCTTTTGTTGGACAGTATACGTCATCTTTATGTGTGAAATCATTGTTCAGTGGAAGTTTTAATAGTTCTAGCTTTAAAGGAATCATCAGTACCAATACGTCTAGTAAGTTATATTACGTAGATGTAGTAAATTTTGCTGGATATTTTAAAGGGATTTATAGTGGATCGTTTAAAAGACCATCTACTGCTACATACTTGAATAGACCTGAGTTTTCAAGAACATTAATAAAGTTTGATTTAACTGAATTGAGTAAATCCGTATCAGATAATAATATAAGCGGTTCCAATATTAAATTTACACTGAATTTGAAAGCGTGTGGATCTAGAAATTTACCACTAAATTATAGTATATATGCTTATCCAGTCAGTCAAAGTTGGAATAATGGAAATGGAAGATATGCAGATCACGGATCTCAATTGGGATCTAGTTGGTTATATAGAAACTACGATGGAAATGGTTTATGGTATGGGAATTCGATATCAAATAGTTATCAACAAGTAGATTATTTGACGAATCCATCTTATGCTAGTGCTAGTTTTCAAAATCAAGGAGGTACGTGGTATTATAAAGTACCAGCTTCTTATACAAACAAGCCAAAATGGATTTGCAATTCAACGAAGTATCCATCTTTGGTAAATGCAAGTTTAATTTGTAGTCAGTCATTTAGTTACGGACAACAAAGTGACGTTACTATGGATATAACTAAAATCGTTAGAGGATGGTTATGTGGATGCGTTCCAAATCAAGGACTTATGTTATTGAGTTCTTTGGAAATTTCAACTCCTCCATTACAACCAACCAATGGACTACTACAGTTTTTTAGTAAAGAAACAAATACTATTTATAGTCCATATATTGATGTAGCCTGGGATGACAGTGTATTTAATACCGGAAGTTTGAAACCTGTTTCAGGATCAATTCAAAATTTAATTACATTGAATTACTTGAAAGACGCATATAAAGCTGGAAGTTTACCAAAAATATTTGTATTTGCTAGAGATAGATATCCATTGAAAAACTTCCAAAAAGCATATCAACAACCAGCTATGGTTACGCCACAGTATCTTCCAACTAGCTCATATTATATGATCAAAGATGCTGAGTCCGAAGAAGTTTTAGTTGGATTTGATCAATATACAAAGTTGAGTTGTGATCCAAATCAAGGTAATTATTTTAAATTACAAACAACAGGATTGCCACAAGAAAGATACTTAAAAATATTTATAAAATCGGAATATAAAGATGGAACTATAGATATTACAGACACTCAAAAAATATTTAAGATAACAAGATAATATGGCGGATATACAATTAAATTATGATGTAGCCACGGATGAAGTTTCCAGCTTTAAAAATTTTGGAACCTTCACTAATAATTTAGATTCTTTTGGAAATTTCCAATTGGTATTTTCCGTAGCTCAATCTGTTAATGGAAATGTTAATTATGTTAAAGTTCCATTAAAAACATTCTTATACAATGAGAATAAAATTCTCGATGCAAATACAGCTGACTTTACCGAACTTCAGACTGTTCAACGAGAAGAAAAACGTAATGTAGACGAAGTTTTGAATCAATATAACACTCTACTTGAAGAAAATAGAATTCTTAATCAGACGGTTAATGAATTGGTCGAGAAGTATGAGAATAATGATGATAAACAAGTAATCGCAGAACAAAAGAGAACAATAATTAACCTTAGAATTCAATTGGGACAGGGATCTGTTCCATCAGACTTTTCAGATGACTTTCCGTTTTTACCACTAGTATAATATGCCTTACGACTATTTAACAATTAATGAACTTGATCTCGCTAATGGTATAGCAAGTGCTTCGTATTTTCAACAAGACTTACAATCTTTATACGAACAACAAGTTTTAAACTCTGAAAACTTTTTCGGGGACACAAATGATGATATATTAGAATTAAGCGTTTATAATAGTAACCAAGAGCCAATTCTTTTTAATAGGGTAATACCGAAAACAACTTATAGCATCGTACAATCGTCGTATAAAGATATAAACAACGTTCAAAGATCATATAAAGTTGCAAATCCATTTACAAATTATGCTTTATATGGCAATGAATTGTTGTTACACAGTCAATTTGATCTTAAGTTTGATGAATTAAGCCCTGGTTTGTATTATGTTCTATATAATCCAATTAGAAACATTGCTGGTAATACGTCTAATAGATTATTTATAAAAGAAATATCTCCAAGTCGAACTGAATTAAGATTGTCTTATGCATTTGATCCAACTCTTAATGAAGCCAATAGAGTAGATTCAGTGAAAATATCAGCATTTGCGGATAAAAAATTTGTTTTCTTACAAGTAATAGATGAAATTGTTCCTATCGTAGATAGAAACCCTATAGACGAATCATTTAACGCAAATTCTCCTAATTTTAATTATTTGAAATATGCACAACTACTTGGGTTTAAATCTTCGGCTGAATTGCAAGAATTTATAAATTCAGTTTACGTTGGCTATAATAAAGTTGTAAATCTATCTAATGATCCTGATTCTGTAATTAGTCAGAATATAAAATTTGCAGGAATTGCCGAACAAATAAAAAACTTTGTTTACACTTATAATGAAACTGAATTTTCCCAGGACGAAATACTGACGGCTATTTCATTGATTGCGGCAAAAGTAAGTCAAGACGCAATATTACAAAGAACAACTTTAACAGACACAGATCTCGCCGAAACAGTAAATGTATTTGTAGAAATCGCATACAGATATTGGTTGCAACCAAAGATTACAGAATTATTAAATGACTATAGTCTAAAGTTTTATGGATTTTATAAAAATGCATTAAATTTTGATAATGGAAATTTAGTAAAAATATTAACTCACACAAGTTATTTAAATGTAGTAGATAATCGTATTAACGTTCAAATTAAATTAGATAGTCCACTTCCATCTGAGTATTCTATAAGAGACACTTGTTGGATTTCTAACATTTCATTGGCTCCTTTATATTTTAAAATTAACTTATATACTGCTCCAATTTCACGAAAAGTTTATTTGAATGGGGTTAATTTTACAGTTGCAGTACCGTCTGTTAATCCAACGAATGACAAGTTTAACGCTACAAATGATAATACATTATTTGCAGCTAAAGCTAGAACTCAACAAAAAATAAATGATTTGTTGATTAACTATAATGATTTCAGCAATTTTATTAATTTTTCTTCTGCTGAATTAAGAACTAAGATAGCTAAAAGTAAAATTTCTAAATATGACTCGTATGAAACGTCCAAGAGTCAAATAAAGAACCAAGCATCCGCAACATCTAACATTTCTATATCTGCTTCGTATTCAAATGATTTTACCAAGATTATAAACGAACAAATTTCATTACTAGATAGCTTCGATGAATATGAATCTTATCTATTTTATTCTACATCTAGTATAGATCAAAAAATAGAAGATGGCATAAGTTTTGATAAAAGTAATTACAATTCTTTATTTTATCAATTGCCAGAGTATATTAAGACCGAAGAATCCAATGCTGATTATATAAAGTTTACAGCAATGGTTGGACATTTCTTCGACAACATTTTAATTTTTGTTAAGAAGTTTCCGAAATCTTATCCAATTAATTGGGACGATAACAATAGTTATCCTAAAAATTATATAGAAGAATTATTAAATAATTTTAACTGGGATGTTACTAATTTTAAGTTTAACAAAAGCGATGTAAATCAATTGTTGTTTAACAATACGCAAATGTCTGGAAGTTTATCATCCTCATATTTTGATTATGCTAAATCTATATTTAATAGAATAACAAATAATTTAAGTTACATATATAAAACTAAAGGAACGTCTACATCGTTTAATCTTATCCGTTCAATTTTTGGAATATCTTCAGATTTGATTAATGTAGTTGAATATAGCAGTCCAAATGTTTTAATAAATAGAAATGTTTACTACGATTTTGATGATATCGTGTATGCTACTAAGTATGAAGACGATCAATTTGTTAAATTTAATTTTACTAGTAGTGAATTCAAATATTTAGCTACTCAAGATAGTTTGAGTGGAAGTTATATAGGAAGTTATACCGGAGATACAATATATTTAACAAGATCTTATATAGAAAATTTCACAGGCATTTCTACTGTAGAATGCACATTTAGATCAAATGAATGGAATAAATATAATTATAAAGATAAAATTCCACTTATTAAGAAACTAAGAAATGATAATTTAGACTGGCAAGTTTATTTGTATAAAACAAAACAAAGAGAATCTGCAAAATTAATTTTTGAATTAAGTCCTATAGGATCCACAACAGCTACATCCAGTATAGAAAGTATTGAAATGCCTTATTTAAATGGCGATTTTTATACTTTCATGGTTAGAAAAGAACCAAATGATTCAATAAGATTTGATGCGTTGTCACCGTCATCCTCAATGACATCAAGCATTGGATATTATGGAAATTATAATGTAACTCAATCTATCTGTGAAACTTTTTATCCAAATGCTTACAAGTATATACCTCAGACATATACATTATATGTAAATCAATATTATGGAAGTTTATTAAATTTCACAGATAAAAAAACCAAGACGATATTGTATGATCAAAATCAATATTTCTCTTCTGGAAGTTACTATGTTGGAAACTTTTCATCTTCTATTCAATTTAATGGAAATATAGATAAAATTAAAGTTCAAAAATATGCATTGAGCGATGCTGATTTCCAAGAACACTCTTATAATTTGAGTTCGATTTCAATACCCGAAAAGTCTTTGGTGTATGAAAATATGTATTATTTATGGAGTTTTGATACTCCTGTAAATTTGTATGGAAATCCATCTGTTATTCCCAATCAAAATAATAGATACAACACAGAATTCCATGCGTATAATTTTCAAAGAACACCAGTGGTATGTGGAGCTCCCATTTGTGATACCATATTATCTGATATTTTCCCATATCAATTTGATAAATTTAATGTTAAACAAGCTATTAACTCAAATCGATTTGGGCCAAATTATAAAGACAATGCTAATATCAATAAAATAATACAGGACGTAAGTTCTAATTTGTTACCATACGAATATTCCACATATACAAGAGATATAATCGGAAGCGATTCTAACTTGGTAGGATATTATATTTCTCCATATAGATATTTAAACGAAAATATAGAAGACTTTTTAGGAAAAGAAGGAATATCTGATATCATTGGAGATCCTAAATATCTCACATCAAGAAACTATCCGGAATTAAAACTAAGACAACGAGAATTTGCGGAATCAAATAAAAAATATATTTATCCACAAGAATATTATAGTACCTATAAGTTTTATATCGATTTTTCAATATTTGATTTTATTAAAAAATTGACTCCGACCCGTGGTACTTTAAAGAGAGGACTTTTATTGGAACCTTCTATATTTGAACGAGTAAAGTTTAATTATAAAGATGCCGTATTTTCCCCTCTTGATCCAAATACAACATCTAGCTTAATGTTATATGAAATCAGGCCGTCATTCTTATCTTCGCTAATAGATACAGTCAATTCATCAAGTAATACGGTTATAAACATTGAATCTGTTAATGGAATTGATACTGATCGTGATACTTATAATTTTTCAAGATTTGAAATCAAAGATAAAGTGGATGATAGAGATTTTATATTTGCTAAATATGGTAAATACGTAAATGTTAATAAAAACGGATACATTGTACGAAATACTATAAATTATTCTGAAAATGATTATTATCAATCCCATAATAATACAGGTTCTATTGTAACATTCACATCAAGTTATAAATCCGTACAAACTATTGGTTCCGGATCGGGAGATTTAAATAATCAAATTACAGGTAGTCGTTCATTAACAGACATTTATTACGGAGACATGAGTAGTGGTTATTCCCAAAGACATTTAAGTAAATTTGTACGAGTTGGTAGTAGACTAAAAAGACAAGCCGTTTCTGGATCTTATTACGTTATTAACAATGGTATAAAAACATTGGCTAATGGTAAATTATCATACTACACTTATACAAAAGGTCAAAACGATTATACAACCACAGTGAACAGACAAGGTTTACCAAATGGATCATCTCCTATTATATCAATACCAGGATATTTGTCAGTTGACATTGAAAGCGATAATTTTCCTAAATATGGTATTCTAACTGGATCGGTTGGATCGCCAAATAGTTTATTTATACAACAACCACTTACATGTTCTACGTGTACCAGTGCTAGTATGAATATGTATATTATGAATTTATAATATAATTTTTGATTAAAAACCGAAAAGATTTGATAATTATTTAATATATGGCATACCTTAATAATAACGTTCTCACTGTTAACGCGATATTGACGAAAAAAGGTCGTGAAGTATTAGCAAAAACAGGCGGATTGAACATTACAGCATTCGCTTTAGCTGATGACGAAATCGATTACACACAGTTTAACCCAAATCACCCATTGGGCAGTGCATATTACGATATCGCTATTCGTAATACTCCAATCATGGAACCTATTACAGATGAATCACAGACGATGAAATATAAGTTGGTCACTCTAAATGATGGAGTCACATCTGTACCAACCATAAGCATCGCCCCTCCATTAATTTCTGTACCACGTACTTATTCAGCGGCAATTGATATTATTCCTAGTACAACTCCTGTTTATAACGTAACATTGGGATATACAGCAATATTATCTAATAAAAACGTAGGTACTTTAGTAGTTACTGAAACAAATAGTTTGAACTCTACCTCAGCAACCATTCCAGCATTTACCGGAGATTTAGCGTCACAAGCTTCACAGGTTGTCATAGGTAATAAGTTTAGATTTATCCCAAATAGTTCTTTGTCTAAGACAACTACTACTAATATTACTATTATCGGTAATGAAAGTGGCGGAAGTTCTTCCATCAACGTAACTGTCAGTGTTCCTACCACAACTTAATAATATATGATATTCACCCCATTTACTCCAGACGATATAGTAGCAGGCAGAATTAACCAAGTATCATCGGGTATGTTTGGTACTGGTAGTTTAACAGTAGCACAATCATCCTTCGTAACATCATCTGCTCAAGCAAATGTCATGACAGGATCAAGTCCATATGATGTTAAAAATGGACAGTACTATGTAGATATTTATAGCGGAGCCGATCAATATTTTGCTATTGCTTATGGAGATTATTATAATTCGGGAAGTAGCTATTTTGATTGGCCAGGTCAGTCCGTAGCAAATGTATATACCAATGAAACCAAAATTATATACAGTCAATATAAAAATACACTTCTTCAACCAGGCGACACATTTTTTAGTTTTGCCTCTGGCAGTGTAGATTCTCCAACCGATAGTTCGGCTATATTCGTACTAAACTACGTAACAGATAAATTCCAAGATCAAATTGATCCTGGTCAAATTCAATTAAATTTTACAGGCTCTTTAGGTCAATTCTCATATATTGACGATTCACAAGTAGTTAATACACAACAAAACGTTTATAATTTGATCTCGGGATCAGTTATTAATGGCGTCCCTACTCCATATACCAAAGGAGGAACAGTTTCGGCTGTTTACGAAGGAATTGGTTTATTTTATCCAACAAACGGAGTTGTTATATTGAATGCACTAAAGTTAGATGCAAAAGTTGGTATTACCGGAAATCCTCCGGAAATTACTAGTGCTAGAACCACAAATCAGTATTCAGTTAACTGGAAAAGTTATTGGAGAAATTGGTTGCGTAAATTTTATTTAAGTCTTAGAAGATCGAATAAATACATGTCAATTCGTAAATCCGAATTTGTACCATCTACGAATTACTTCATAAGAGTTAAAAATAAAGAGTTCAACTATAGTAACAATCCAACATTTGTGTCAGATGGCACTGATGGTCAAACAAAGGGGACTATTATCTATCCAGAATTGATTAGTAATCCTCGTACTTATATTACTACAATTGGATTGTATGATTCCAATAATGAATTACTTGCAGTTGGTAAATTAAGTAGACCTACGCAAAAATCATTTGATAATGAATTGTTAATTAAGTGTCGTATTGATTTTTAATCTAAATACGTTGAAATCTTCCTATTTATATTGGGATGATTAAATTTCTTAAAAATCAAGACATACAAATCACTACATTTTCAGTAGCAAAAGAAAAGATTGCTAATAACATCTTTTCCGATTTGATTTTGGCTAGCGATGGAACTTATAACTTTCCATTGATTATTCCTGTACAAGAATGTGATTACAATTTTAATTCATTGTCTACAGGATCTTTTGCCACAGTTAATACACAAGTTTGTGACGCATCGATTGTTAATGATAATGGATTTTTAGCTTGTTCTCCGATAAACGACCCAAACAATCCACAGTTTCAACTTGGTTTAAAATTGCCAACTGGATCAGTATTTTATCCAGTCGATAATATTCATTATAATGCTGAAACTAATCCTACTAATTTAGACGGCACTTATCAAGGACAGGTTTATAATACTATTAAGAAAATGTATTATAATAATTATAACAACGCCTACAATATTTTTGGATTTGATAGTTATGATATATCTAAAGCTAGTTTGAATCTAGATGATAAATTTGTAAGTTATACATTAAATGTCACTCAAAGTGGAGATAGAATCAGTCCATTCAGTGTATTAATTACTAATCAGACAGGCGATATAGTTGCTGATATTTTAGATGATGGGAATAATAATTTGTATTTGTCCGGCTCATATTTTATCAGTGATTTTGAAATTTATTCAACTAACACACAAAGTGTAGTTAATTATGGCATAACAGGACTAGGACAATATTTGTATTATGGATCAATATCCACATAAGTATATAAAGTATGAATTTGGAAAATATATATAATCAAAATTACGGTAGTGTAGTAACTACTAATGGAGATCTTGTTGCTGTTGGAAATCCACCATCGGGTGTATATAACACATGTGAGGGTTTTAGTAAAGTAGGTCAAGTTTATTTAGTTAAAAAGGATAATTTTAAAACAAACTATTCTATATCTAAAATATTAAAGAAAAAGATTTTCCCACAAAATGGCGCATTAGTTCCGTATTATACGGAACAAAGTTCCAGCGCCGCATTAACAGCTTCTCTTATAATTGAAAGTGGTTCTAAAAATGATTCTTTATCAAATTGTGATTTTATCGTTGTAGAATCGGACAATTTAAAAGTAGATCAATCCAATTATGGATCGTCTATTGATTTATCCACATATTTCTTGGCAGTAGGAGATACAGGAGTATCATCTAGTTATTATCTTGGACATACAAATAACTTTGCATGTGTAGATATATTTAAGATTAATCCAAACTATACTTTTAATAATACAGATGGAATTACTCCTTCTTCCCCAGAAAATTCTATACCAGTTGATCAATATAATATAAGTGATATTCCATTTTGTACTATTACAGGATCAATTTCTGATAAATTTGGGAGTTCTGTATCAATTACTAACAACTATTTAGCAGTTGGATCTCCAGAATATAATAATGGACGAGGAGCAGTTTATATATACAAATATACAGATGCCGATTGTACGTATTCTTTTCAGAGAATATTAAGTTGTAGTATTACTAACTATCCGCATCAATATGGATTTGGATATTCAATTTCTTTAGACAAAAAGAATGAAGACACATTGGTAGTTGGAAGCAATCAACTATCGCAATCGAATGTTTATTTGTTTCTTTTAAGTTCAGGTTCTTCAGACGATTGGAAATTAAGTCAAGTATTATCTCAAAATACAAGTTCACAATATTACACTATTCAAAATACGAACTTTGAATTAATTCCTAGTGGAAGTCAAATTAATAGTAGATATGGATATTCTGTATCATTATATGATACAGTTCTAGCTGTAGGTGCTCCCAACGATTTAGTTTATTGGGAATATTCTGGTTCAAATGTTTTGAGACAACGTGGATCTGTTTACGTATATAATAATCAACAATGTCCAGCTGACATTAATTGTGGATTCCAACTTATAACAAAATTATATGGCGACGATGTAACGTTTAAAGATAATTTGTTTGGATATTCAGTGTCTGTTTTTAATAAAAAAATATTGATAGGTTCTCCAAAACCATATTTTCCATTTAGTTCATTATTTATTTCAAATTCTATAAACTATTACGATAAAACGTTTAATCAATATGACTTTGGAGAATCTACATATTGCGGACAAACGCTTCTTTATCAAGTTACAGAGTCACTTGTAAATGGAAAAATATTTAGTTCATCGTTGATTTATCAGATGACAACCGATCCTATATCAAAACGAAAAGAAATAGGAAAGCCATTTACAGCTTACGGTTATTCAGTATCACTATCAGATACAAATTTAGTAGTAGGTGCTCCTATTCCACTAAATAACGACTTTTATTTATCTGCTCCATTAATAACTGAGTCCGGTAGCATTAATGATTTAAATTATATTTATACATCTTCATATCAAAGTGAAGATTGTTTTATTACTTCTAGTTTTGTTTATTTACAGATGGAAGATTGTCTAAGTTGTAACGGATCGGTACCTATTTCAGGCGCATTTTCAGGCGCGTGTGATAATCTGATAATATTTGTAGACGAACAAGGGGAATATTCCTATGCATCTAGTAAGATATTCGGAAAATCATACATTTATGATATGTCCGATTTACAAACCAATTTTAACGTTGGTAATGTATTTTATAATAATAATAAGTTGATAATAAATAATACAGGAAGCGTATTAAAAAACTTAACACTTGATCCTACCGATCCAAATAATACATATTTGTATATGAAATACAATAGTCAGATAACATTGCACGAAAAGCAATATATCTGTACTGTGGAGCCAGGCGAGTTTAATGTTTCAACCAATCCAACTGCAATAACATCTTCTTTATTTGACTATGGAGTGATTAATACTGAGACATTTAATTTTGATAACTTGGATATAATTTTGAGATATATCAATACCAGAATTACTGTTAATAACTCGGAAAAATGGTGGAATAATTTTGTGTCAGGAGACATTGAAGAATCTATTTTCAATTTTTACTCATCTTCTTACACGAATTATCAAGCAAATAGATTAACAAACGAATTGAAATCAAAGTGTAGTACTTTAAACTTCGATATCAACGGAGACGGTACAGCTAATTACCAAGATGCAACAACTATTTGGAAGTATTTTATTCAAGATTTTACAATAAACAATTATCAGAATTATTTGAACCCACGTTCTAGACGTAATAATTACGATGATATGGTTTCTTTTTTAAATGATAAAACAGGAAAATCAAACAAAAAATTAGTAAAACAAGAGTTCTTTGGATACAACTATAGCAGTTCGTTGGATCCAACTGGATCTTATTTGGCGCCATATATAACAACTGTTGGATTATATAGTGGCGCAGAATTGGTTGCTATAGCTAAATTAGCTCAACCAATTAAAAATACAGGCGAGATTCCTATTAATATTGTAGTTAAATGGGACACTTAATTATATTTATTATAAAATAGACATTTATGGCAACAATCGCTTCAGATACTTCAAAAATAAATCGTACATCATTATTTAAAGGAATTTTAGATCTTTATTATTCCAAAGCTCCAGCAGGAGGAGCATTTTCCGCATATGATTCTGGAAAGAATACTATGATTAAAGGTGTAACCGCTCCATATGGATTTACACAAAAATCAGTGGAATATACAGTTGAACCTGGTTTTGGCGTAGGAGCTAATACAGGTACAGAAAACTTTAATAGCAAGGCTTTGAATTATAGTGATAAAACAAGTAATGGTCCTGTTCTAAAAACCGGAGTAAATAAAATTTCTACAAATTGGAATGGAAATGCTTCATTGCAAGATGCTCTATATACTAAAGATCCTGGTTTTAGACTACAAACTTCACTTGGAGCTAGTCAGTTTAAAGACGTAGCTGGACAAAGAAGTTTAGAATTATCCAGATACGTTAAAGGATTTAATGACAAAAAATATACCAACGGATCATTTACCCGTTGATATATATTTTAAATGGTTATATTAGGATTAGATTCATCAACATCTACAACTGGTTGGTCTTTCTGTGAAAATGGAAAGATTCTTTCTGCTGGTTTCGTAGATACAAAAAAATTAGAAACTACAAAAGAAAAAACTTTTCATGTTATTTCGTATCTCGAAAAGACAAAAGAGATTGAAAGATTTGATGAAATTAATCTTGAAGCTGCATTAAGCGGATTTGCAGGAGGATTTACTAGTCAACAAGTTATTATTACATTAGCCAGACATAATGCTGTTTTTGCATATATTATAGAAGAACATTTTAAAAAGAAAGTTAATTTGTTATCGGTTAATACCATGAGAAAACAATTGTTTGGTAAATGTAGAATCAAAGGAATCAAGTCAAAAGATTTTGTCAAACGAGAACTTGAATCGTTAATCCCAGATGTATTGAATTTTACTGCTAAAAATAAAAAAGGTAATTGGGATGAACGTAATGGCGATATGTATGACGCTATAGTTGCGGGTTTGTATAAGAATTAAAAGACTTGATTTTATTTAAATCATCTGTTATTCTAAGATGAAATGATTAATAGTTCGGTTATAGAAACACTATCAAAGTTGTTTAAGCAAAAACCACACATTCAAAAAGGTGGCGCTGAAATACTTGTGTTTTGTACAAACTGCAATCATCACAAACGTAAACTGAACATTAATACTACAACTGGATATTACCAGTGTTGGGTATGTGGATTTAGCGGCAAGAGTTTTACATCTCTTCTTAAGAAACTAAAAGCGTCTTCTGAATATTATCAGATTTTATGTAAGAATAAAATCAGAGTAAGTTATGTACCCGAAGAGAAAAAGACACTAACTTTACCAATTGAATTTAAACCATTATACAAATCAAATGGCGATTTGATATATAAACACGCACTTAATTATTGTTTCAAACGAAATTTAACTATACACGAAATTGTACGTTACAATATAGGATATTGTGCGTCCGGTCAATTTGCTAATAGAGTAATAGTGCCGTCATATGATAAAGATGGAAATTTAAATTTTTATTGTGGTAGAGATTTTTATAGCAGTAAGCTCAAATACAGATTGTGTGATGGTAGTAAAGACATTATCGGATTTGAACTGTTTACCGATTTTACTAAACCCATTACAATCGTTGAAGGACCATTTGATGCACTTTCTGTAAAGTATAATGTTGTGCCTTTATTTGGGAAAACTATGTCTCGGAAGTTAAAAATGAAACTAATGGAATATAGACCGCCATATGTAAATGTTTTGTTGGATAATGATGCTTTGGGATCTAGTTTGAAAATATGTGAATTTTTAATTTCTAATGATATTGAAGCTCGTCTAATTTTACTGGACGGAAAAGATCCGAATGAAATAGGACATATAAAAACTTGGCAAACCATCAGCAGCAGTGTTATAATGGATGAAAGTCTACTATACAGATATAAATTAACAAATAAACTATGATCGTATTAAAAAATACCGACGACAAAATCAATTGTGTGATGCATATTGCAGATATTCACATTCGTTTGACAAAACGACATGATGAGTATACATCTGTATTTGAAAGGTTTTATAATGCATTAGACAAAGCTAAGACTTTAAATGCAATCTTAGTTATTGCTGGCGATGTTTTTCACAACAAATCAGATTTAAGTCCCGAGTGCGTTAAAATTGGAAGCGACTTTCTAAAAAGTTGTGCTGATCGTGTACCCGTAATTTTAACAGCTGGAAATCACGATGCTACGTTGGCAAACAAGTCAAGATTGGATTGTTTAACTCCAATTGTACAGGCATTAAATCACCCAAATCTTTATTATCTAAAGGATACCGAGGTATATCGTTATCAAAATATATTGTTTAATAACTTCAGTGTATTTGATGATCCCGATAAGTACATTCGATATAAGGATATTCCATCTAAACATCGTGTAGAAACAAATCATCACATTGCGTTATTCCACGGTCCAGTAAACCACGCTGTTACTGATGTTGGATATACTGTAAGTAATCGTGCTATTACAAATGAACTATTTGATGGACATCACATTGCAATGTTGGGTGACATTCATAAACATCAAATTCTACAAGAATATGATGAAACTGAAAGTAAACCTGTAATTGTATACGCTGGATCTATGATTCAACAGAATCACGGCGAAGATCTTAAAGGACACGGATTTTTGATGTGGGATCTAAAGAGAAAAGTTTATAAACACTATGAACTTAAGAATGATTATGGTTTTTATACAATTGAAATCAATAAAGGTAAATTAGTCACAGACATCAGCAATATTCCATCAAAAGTTCGCATTCGTACACTTTGTTGTGAATCTATTCCATCTCAGGTAAAAGAAATCATCAATGAGGTGAAGAATAAGTGTGATATCATTGAGACCACATTTAATCGAATTGATGAACCCACAACAGATTTGACTTTAAAATCTGGGCAAATATTTGATATCCATAATATCTTTGATGTAGACTATCAAAATAAACTGATTGAAGAAAATCTTCTATCAAAGAGTGTTTCAACTGATTTGATTTATAAAGTCAAAGAGTTGAATAAAACTATTAATTTGGAAATACCAAAAGATAAAGCTCCAAAGAATATTCGTTGGAAGCCAAAGATTTTTGAATTTGATAATATGTTTAGTTATGGTGAAGGAAACTTAATTGACTTTACTAAATTAAAAGGTACTATTGGATTATTTGCACCAAATGCAAGTGGTAAGTCTAGTATTATGGACGCACTTGCTTTTTGTGTGTTTGACAAGTTTAGTAAGGGGTATAAAGCCGTACACGTTTTGAATACTCAAAAAATGAGTTTTCGTTGTAAGTTTAACTTTGAAGTAAACGGGATGGATTATTTCATTGAACGTGAAGGTAAGGCTGATAAAAAAGGAAATGTCAAAGTAGATGTCAAGTTTTATAAAATTGAAAATGGCAACGAAGTCCCATTAAATGGTGAAGCTCGCCGTAGTACCAACGATATTATCAGAGATTATGTTGGTACATATGAAGATTTTATTCTTACTGTACTGAGTATTCAGAATAGTAAATCTGGATCATTTATTGATTTGGGCCAAACTGAACGTAAAGACTTATTGTGCCAATTTATGGGTCTAACTGTATTTGATCAGTTATACACTATTGCAAACGATAAGTTTAAAGAAACAAATACATTACTTAAGAACATCAGCAAAGATAGTTTAATTGAAGATTTACAAAATGTTTCTGGTAGTATTGATCTAAATAATAAAAATATATCACAGTATAATTGTGATATTAAAGATTTAGAGGTCAAAAAAGAAGATCAGAATAATAAGCTTCTAGAGTTGTCTAATAATATCATTAAAACAGCTAATTTTGATTTTGATATTATAGAATTGGAATCTGAAAAGACACAATTGGGATCTAAGATCGATACATTTGAAACTGATATAAACCAGAAGAAAACTAAGTTTTCTTCAATTGAAACACAACTTTCAAATTTATCTTCTTCTTTGAAGAGTTGTGAAAATATAGAAAGTGATTATGATCAATATAAAATCTGTAAAGATAACGAGTCTAAAAAGTCTTCTGAAATAGAAAAACTTAAGGTAGTAGTTAAGAATAAAATTGATAAGTTAAAAAAGTTAGAGGAACACAAGTATGATCCTAATTGCACTTACTGCGTAAATAACGTATTCGTAAAAGATGCTATCAAAACTAAGGAAGAACTTGAACTTGATAAAAACAAGGGCAAAATCTTAGTAGAAGAATTTAATGTTATCAAATCTAAGTTGGATTCGTTTGGAGATATTGAATCTCGTTATAAGGAATGTCAACGTGTAGATGCTGAAAAAGTTAAATTAGAAAAGACCAAGGAAGTTTTATCTACGGCAATATTGCGTGATGAAAACTTCAAGATCCGATTGCAAAATGATTTGAACAGGGTAATTCAAAATATTGATACTTTTTATAAGAACAAAGATATTATTGAAAACAATTCTAAACTACTTGTTAGTGTTAATGAAGTAAAAACTATTGTTAAAAATATTGAATCGGAGATTAAATCAGTAAATAATAGATTGTTTACCTCTTCTACTGAAAAAGGCAAGTTAGAATTACAATATAAAAATACTACAGAACAACTAAATAAAGTTAAGGAACTTGAAGCTTCATATGAGGCTTATAAGTTGTATACTAATATTATTAGTCGAGATGGCATTCCGTATGAAATCATCACCAAAACATTGCCTGAAATTGAAAAAGAGGTAAATAATATTCTACAACAACTTGTTGAATTCTCTATCACTCTTCAGACAGACGGCAAGAACATTATGACTAACATTGTTTATGATGATAAACGTTGGCCATTAGAAATGGCTAGTGGCATGGAGAAGTTTGTCAGTGGTTTGGCTATTAGAGTAGCTTTAATCAATATTAGTAATCTACCAAGACCAAATATTATTTGTATCGATGAAGGATTCGGATGTGCAGATAGTGATCATTTGGGTCAGATGGGAGCTTTGTTTAGTTATTTGAAACATCAATTTGATTTTATTTGGGTAATTAGTCATTTGGATCAAATGCGAGACATGGTAGACGAACAAATCGAAATAAAAAAAGATAATGGGTTTAGTAAAGTAGTATATAAATAAGAGAATATATGAAAATACTATTTATAGCTCCACATTTATCTACAGGCGGCGCTCCACAATATCTACTTAAAAAAATTCAGTTGTTGAACAATCAACATGAAATATATTGTGTAGAATATAGTGACATTACAGGTGGTAAATTAGTAGTTCAAAGAAATCAACTAGTAGAATTGTTGAAAGAGAAATTAATTACACTAGGTGTTAATAAATTCGATTTACTAGATCTAATTCAAAAAATTAATCCAGATATAATCCATTTCGAAGAAATGCCAGAATTTTTTTGTGACATTAATTTGGCAAAACAAATTTATAATAAAAATAGAACTTATAAAATAATTGAAACTTCTCACGATAGTAGTTTTGAAGCTAAAAATAAATTATTTTTTCCTGATAGATTTGCTTTTATTAGTGAACATCAAAGAAAAACATTATCTTGTTTAAACGTTCCTATTACAATAGTTGAATACCCAATTGAGTACAAGAAAAAAAATGATAGAACCCAGTCTTTAATAAATTTAGGATTGGATCCAAACAAAACACACTTTTTAAATGTAGGATTATTTACAGCTCGTAAAAATCAAGATGAAATTATTAATTATGCTAAATCTCTTTTACACGAAAATGTTCAGTTTCACTTCGTCGGTAATCAAGCAGACAATTTTAAGTGGTATTGGGAACCTTTAATGAAAGAATTTCCGGCTAATTGTAAATGGTGGGGTGAACGCAAAGACGTTGATACTTTTTACAATGCAATGGATGTATTTCTGTTTACTTCAAAAGGCAACAATCATGATAAAGAAACAAGTCCACTTGTATTACGTGAAGCTATAGGGTGGGAAATGCCAATATTGATGTATAATTTGCCAGTTTATTGTGGTATGTACGATAAATATAAAAATATTTCCTGGTTAAATGAAGATACTAATGACAACCTTAATTTGATTAAATCAAAAGTAATAAGCTCAAACGTTTCAACTTTAATAAATTTTGATGACATATTCGATGTTAACTTTGAACCACAACTGAACAAGTTCAATTTTAATTATAAAAAATCTGACAGTGCTTTTTATTATGTGGTTTTCAAAGACATTGATTCTAACGCATCAATGTATTATTATAGCGCCAACTTTGCAAATAATAATTGGATGTGGTCTATACCAATTCCAATACACGCATATTCATTTATCGATCAACCATCGATGAGAGGTGTGAAAATAGAAGTTTATGATAAAGATAAAAAATTGGTATCTTATAAAGACCTATTTATAAAAGATGTTCCGAAGACAAGAACAGTTGTTTTAGATACTATAGATCCATTTGATTGTTTGTTTAATAATTACAATGAAATGTTTGTACACAATAGATACGATTGTTTTCAATTTGAAAAGTATTTGGATATAGTTTTAGACGTAGGAGCCAATTCCGGGTTATTTACAAAATTGTGTTTGCAAAAAGGAGCAAAACGAGTATTTTCTATTGAACCAAATAATAAATGTTTACAAAATTTAAGACATCTTACTCGAAATGATAGTAATGTAACTGTAATAGATAAAGCTATAGCAGGTGAACGTAAAAAAATAAAGTTTTACATAACAGACGATAATTCTACAATTGGTTCCATATTCGCAGATCATTTGAAAAATGAAACACATTCTATTCGTGAAATAGAAGTTGATTGTATTACTGTGGACGATGTAATTAATGATTATAATTTGCCAAAAATAACAATGTTGAAATTGGATGTCGAGGCAGCGGAATATGAAATTTTGCACTCGCTTGGAGAATCAACTTTTAAAAAGATAGACTCAATATTAGTCGAATACCATGATAATTTTGATAAAAGGGTGATTTCTTTGGTTAAACATTTAGAAAAGTTTGGATATAATATATCAGTTGTACAAAATCAAGCTTCTCTTATAAAGGAAGACTTTAAAGACAATTATGTAGATTTTCACAATGGTACAATTTTCTTTACCAAGACAGTCGATCCTCTTAAAATTAAATTAGTACATTTACAAACAACTCTAAATGATGACAGGGAAGTTGCTTCAAGAAAGTCGTTGGAGTCTTTAAAACAATATGGTGTAAATTACGTATTACATACAAATGAATTATATTCAAGCTTACCACCGTCACACAATTGTAGAAGACCACATGATGTATCATTAACAAAACAACATAATGATTCTCTGACAGCAGCTCATTATGGGTGTTTTGAATCGTTCAAGTTGGGAATTTTAAGTGAATTTGATGACGATTTGGATTACATAATTTTATGTGAAGGAGATTGTTTATTGGAAGTGGATTTAACGGATTTTATTAAAACTATAAAATCTGTTGATGAAATACTAAGAAAAGAAAACATCGATTATTTTTCGTTTGGGGATACAAAGACACTTGATACTGGAATTTTACAATCTAACATAGTATATAAACCTGAAAATCAAGATATATGTTATGTAACTGATAGAATTATAGGTTTACAATGTATTATGTTTTCAAAACGAGTACGTAAAACGTTATTTGAATATTTGAGAACGGCTAAGTGGGACGCCGCCGACATATATTTTAACAATTTTAGTTGGGAAAAAAATGTAAAACGTGGTATACTAACTGAGAGACTTGCCACACAGTGTGACGGTTATTCTATTTTAGATAAAACTTATAAAACATTTACAAAATAATATGTCACAGGGTGTATATAAAATAACAGAGGAATTTGAAGAACAACTAAGTAAGTATACAGGTGCGCCATACGTAATTACGGTTGACAACGCATCCAACGCTATATTTTTATCATTAATGTATGAAAATGTTAAAGATCAAACTATAACAATTCCATCAAGAACCTATCCATCGGTTCCATGTGAAATAATTCATGCGGGTGCGAAGGTTAAATTTACTCCGGTAGAAGGAAAAACTATTAAAGGAGCGTATCAACTTGCACCTACAAAAGTATGGGATGCCGCATTAAGATTTACACACAACATGTATATTAAAAATACTCATATGTGTATATCTTTTACAGGTCCATACAAACATTTCAAGTTATCTAAAGGCGGCGCGATTTTAACAGATAATTATGATGCACATTTGTGGTTTAAACGAGCTCGTTATAGTGGTCGCAGAGAATGTTCGTATCATACTGACAACTTTGATATGTTGGGTTGGAATTTTTATATGATGCCTGAATTGGCAGCTCGTGGATTACTTATGATGAATCAATTTTATAATACGGATGGAACGCCTAAACATAATGAGGATTTAGAACTCCCATATCCAGATTTGTCAAAATTTGAAATTTATAAACAATGATTAGACAGTTTAAAAATTATTTGTCCAGAGAACTCATAAATTCAGGTATCCAATTTGGAGAAAATGTGTCAATATCTGATGACGTTATATTACACAACTCACGTAATATTATTATAGGAAATAACGTTAGAATAGACGCACAGTGTATTTTAATTGCGGGAAAAGATACAAAAATAACTATAGGAAATAACGTTCACATTTCAGCTGGTTGTTATTTTTATGGCAATTCAGGTAATATAACTTTAGAAGATTTTACATGTACTTCTGCAAGATGCATATTATATACGTCTAATGACGATTATACCGAGGGATATGCTACTAATTCAGTTGTGGACGATTCTATCAAAAATGTAACATGTGGTAATATTTATCTAAAAAAACATTGTGTTGTTGGATGTAATAGTGTTATATTGCCTAATGTAGTGTTAGAATACGCAACATCAGTTGGGGCACATTCGTTGATAAAAAGAAACACAGAACCATTTGATGTTATCGCTGGCACACCTGCTAAATTTATTAAAAAAAGAAAGAATATATATTTGTCATGAAACTGAGTGTTATAATTCCGTGTTTTAATTTTAAAAACTATATAGAAGAATGTATAGATTCAATATTAAATCAAAATGTTAATTTTGATTTCGAAATTATTGTTAGAGACGATTTTTCAAATGATGGAACTCAAGAACTTTTGATAAAAAAATATTCGAATCATTCCAAGGTTAAAATATTACTTCCTGATGTTAATATAGGAGCCGTTAATAATTTAAATATTCTATTAGAAACTGCAACAGGAGAATATGTTGCTGTTTTGGACGGCGACGATTATTTATCAGATACGAATTATTATCAAAGAGCAGTAGACTTTTTAGATTTAAATAAAACATATTCATTATATTGTTCTGGGTATAGATATTTTGAAAATAATAAATTTAATCCAGAACATGGATTTCTTACAGGTTTAAAAACAGAAATTCATTTGCAAGACATGTTTTATACAAATTATGTTAGTTTTGGTAGAGTATTTAGAAACTATAAAAACATAATAAAAAACTGGATGGAAGAATTACCGTATCCAGATTGGGCAATAAATTGTGAAATACTGGTACACGGACCAGCAAAATGTGATTTGAATCATTGTGTTGGAGTTTATAGAATTACTAATACAGGAATGATTACAGCTTTTGATGAAGATACCAAAAGAAAAAAACACGATGAAACATTAAATGAGATTAAAAAACGATATACAAATCGAACAATATCAATCATAGATTGTTTTGTTTATAAGAATGAAATAAAAGAAAAATTAATTTTAGCAATTGAACGTTTAAGAAAATTGGGGAAAGATATATTTTTAATTACAAATACTACTGTAGATAAAGATATTAGTTGTTTAGTAGATTATATTTTTTATGATTCTAATAATAGATTATTTACAAATGATAAATACGTACACAGTGATATTGTGTTTTATAAATCTATGGGGTGGTTTTCTATCAATGAAGTAGTGCCACATTTACAAAGGCACGGTCTTTCTGTATTAATAAATATATTTAGATCACTCACGATTGTTAAAACACTTGGTTATACTCATTTTCAAAGATTTGAAGTAGATGATTTGTTTGGAGAAAAATCTTTGGACTGGATAAAACAGGTGGATGTAATGTGTTTTAATGAAAATAAGAGAGGGTTATTTTATATAAATAGAAATAATGCTCCGCCCGATTTTTCATTTCATTATTACTACTGTGATATAGAATACTTTTTGAACAAATGTCATAATATTTTCAGAGAACGTGATTATGATGAATTCATTAAAAAATATAACAATAATAATACTTTTATTATGGCAGAAGAATTCATGTATTTAAACTTTCACGATTCAGAAGACGTAATATTACGTGATGGACATTTGATGTTTCAAGATTTTTCGGATACTATATGGAATACCGAGGTATCAACATGTAATTTGGAAAAGAAATATAATTTTTGTTCAACTAAAGTTTATACAAATTGTAAAAAAGATGAAAATGGCAATTTTATTGAACAAAATAATTATGTATTGTTATCTTATAATTACTCTGATTATATACGATCAAGAAATGTAGTAATAAAATTAGACGACAATACAGAATACACTGTTTATCAAAGTTTAGGTGGTAGAGATAGTTGGACATTTGAATATATTCCAAAAAATATAAAATCTATTGGGGTTTTCGAAAATGAAAAGTTAATTTTTACAGAAGAAATTACAAAACCAAAATCAATAATTTATTTTAACTGATGAAAGCTTTAACTATAACATCTTGCAAAAGACCCGAACATTTTAAAAAAACATTAACATCTTTTCACAAATATTGCAAGGATAAAGATATAATCGATTTAATAATTTGGTATGACGATAATTCTAAATCGGAAGATCGTATCGAAATGTTAAAAACACTACTGGAGATTTTTGGCAATAAAAAAATTATTACAAACTTTTTCTCGGAAAATACTTTTAATACGAAAAAAAGACACAAGGAAATTATGAATTTGTGGAAAAAAGACATTTCAAATCTATCTATAGATTATGTTTTTCACACAGAAGACGATTTTGAATATGTGTCTGAGTTTTTTATCGGCGAAGCTATACAACTACTGAATGATAAAGAAGATGTAGCCTTAGTTGGTTTTTCACAAGAAAAAAGAGAAATTCCAAAAGAAGTAGGTGAAATTAATATTCAAGGAAATTTTTGGGAATGGTTTTACTTAAAAGATAGACCATTATGTGACGGATTATTTTTTGACGAGGTTATTATGAGAAAAAATCCAGATCCTTCTTATTGGTGTAAATATATCAATTGGCCATACTTTGGATTCAGACCAGGATTACACGATGTCAAAAAATTAGAAAAATTAGAACAGTTTGACGAGGTTGATGGTTCTTTTGAACTTGAATTTGCGGTTAGATTTGCCAAATTATATAAAAGTTTTTGTCACGTTAATGAAATATGTAAACATATAGGAGACATAAGTGCATACGATTTAAATGTTTCTTCTAGATAAATTTTATGAAAATAGTACAAGTACATCCTGGCATTTTACCAATTCCACCCAACGGTTGGGGAGCAGTAGAAAAAATTATTTGGGAATATAAACTTTCACTCGAAAAACAAGGGCATACATGTGATATATTGTATCTAAATGATATAGATCCTTCAAAATATGATGTGATTCACATACACATGGCAAATCTAGCTTTAGAAGCACATCAACGTGGAATGAAGTATTATTTTACTTGTCACGATCATCATACCTACATTTATGGTAAAGATAGTTGGATCTATAAACAAAATAGAGACGCTATGAAATATTCGGTTAAATCGTTCGTACCAGCTAAATATTTAATAGAATATTTTGACTTACCGAATGTGGTTTATCAAAGTCACGGTGTTAACAATCAGTATTTTCAATATGTAGATAAACCTTTTACAGGACACAAGTTACTATGTGTTGCAAATAACGGAATTGGACATGATAATACACATGATAGAAAAGGATTCGGGTTTGCTATAAAAGCAGCTGCACAACTTGGATTACCAATCACGGTTGCAGGTCCATCGAATAATAAAAACTTCTTTGATTCGTTTGATTTTAAATATGATAAGCTTACGTGTTTGTTTGATTTAAACGAAAAAGATTTGTTAGATCTATATCAAAGTCATACTATATTTTTACATTTATCAGATTTAGAAGCGGGACATCCAAATCTTACATTGTTAGAGGCTATGAGTTGTGGAATGCCTGTAATTGCGACACTGGAAGATAATAATGAATTGTTAGGTTTAAAAAAGTCGTCGAGAAATGTAAATAGAGTAGTTGAAGATTTAAAAGAAGTTATACTTAACTATGAAAAATATAAAATAGATTCGATACAAACCGTGAAAGAAAAAAATTGGGATTTCATAATAAATGATATTGTAAAAAATTACACACCATATATGGATGAAGTTTTAAATTATATATACCGAATTACTGAAATAAGTCATAAACCGTCTTTAGAATCGTCGAATCAATTCAATATAGACTATAACAATGGTTGTAAAGTTGAAATTTTAGGAAATGTTTCTAAACAATATCACGTAAAGTTTATCGATAATAAAACAAATAATTGTATATATGAAACAGAATTGTCCAATAATATGTGGGCAAGTACATCGTTAAAATATTTTATTGATTATACCATTAACATTACCGACTTAGAAAGTAATATCACATTTCTTAACAAATTAGATTTAAATAACCAACGTGTAAAAATTATTAACGAATCGCCGTCATTAGGAGATTATATTGCATGGACACCAATTGTTGATTTATTTCAGAAAAAAAATAATTGTATTGTAGATTTTTATACGCCAAACAAAGACTTATTTCAAGAAAATTATAAAAATTTAAATTTCTTTAATTATGGCGAAATCAATAATATTGATTATTTAGCTACATACAAATTAGGATATTTCGATCCGAATGATAGAAATTTAACGCCTAACGATAATCGAACTATTAATTTACAAAAAACTGCATCAGATATATTAGGATTAGAGTACGTTGATATTAGAGCAAAAGCTGTCATAAAAAATAATATACGTCCATTAAATGAAAAATATGTCTGTATATCAACCGCGTCAACAGCTGGCGCTAAACATTGGCAAAATGATGGAGGATGGCAAAAAACTGTAGATTATTTAAATTCTTTGGGATATAAGGTAGTTGTTATACAAAAAGAACCACTCAATTATATGGATTTAAAACAGTTAAATAATGTTTTACATCCAAAAACCAATACACTAGATGAAGCAATTAATTGGCTTTTCAATTGTGAATTTTTTATAGGATTGGGATCGGGAATTAGTTGGTTAACATGGTCGCTAAATAAAAAAGTGGTATTAATAAGTGGGTTTTCTAAAAAATTTGCTGAATTTGAAACTCCATATCGGATTATTAATGAATCTGTGTGTAACGGATGTTGGAATAACCAGAATCATAAATTTAACCCAGGCGATTGGAATTGGTGTCCGGAACACAAAAATACAATTAGACAGTTTGAATGTAGTAAAAAGATATCATTTGATATGGTAAAAGAACAAATTGACCGAGTTATACAAGAATTATAATAAAATAATAAAAGATATAATAAATAGTTTCATCTTCGATTTTTTTGTTTATATTTATAGATTAAATATAACTTTGAAAGGATATTAAAATTATGCCAATACAAGAAGGTGGAACATTCGCACCAACACAAAATATAGTAAGTCCAGGGGTTTTTACCCGTGAAAACGATCTTTCGGCACTAGCACAAGGTGTCGCAAATATAGGTGGAGCTATAGTAGCTCCATTTGCTGACGGACCAGCATTCTTCCCAGCAACAATTTCCGAAGTAGCTACTTTAGAAAGTACTTTCGGTTTAGCTGACGGAGTATATTACGGTCCATATACCGCTAAAGAATATCTACAACAACAAGGTATCGTTACAGTTGTTCGTGTAGGTGGTCTAACCGGTTATTGGCAAAAGAGTCCATTGATTGTTTATGCTCAACCAGGCCGATGGGACCGTGGATCAGACGCAGGTGCTATTACAACATCATCATTCATGTATTTGGATGATACTAGTTATACTACCAATATTAATTATCAACAAAGTAGTTCTGTGTTGTATTCATCTGGTAGTAATAACACAGCTGTTGGAAAAAATAATTTTATTGGATTAAATGGTAAAATTACAGTAACCAAAGCATCTACCAGTGAAATTTCATCGTTTTTATTGAATAATATTAGTAGTTTGCCATATTATTTATCACTATCAAGTTCATTGGCTTCTTCTGGAAGTAAAGGTAAAGTATTAAAAATAACCACTACCGATTATTACAATCAATTTACCGCATCTGTACAAAGACGTAATTTTACAGTAGGCAAAACAACTAACTATAGTTTGGCAAATTTTGATTTCCAAAAATCACGTTTTTCAGGATCTTTATCTCAGAGTGCAACTACAGATTCATTGGTATTTGATACAAATACATTTGGAAATGTTGCTGGTACTCAAAATAACGCTCCATATTCTACAACCTATCCGTATTATAGTTATTTGACCGCTTCATATACATTAAGCGGAAATGTTATTACATACGGATTAGTATTTGCTAAACTGCCAAGTAATCAAACAACTAATTTCTCTTCGGCTACTTACAATTTAGCTAAATCTACAGGAAGTTATGAGTTCCGTGTAGACAATTCGAGATTGTCATTGAGCGGTGCAATTAATGTAAAATTCGGATCTGTAGCTGCTACAAGTTTAGTAAACGCGGCATCAACAGATGGCACAGGAACACTAAGTGGTAGCGTATTATACGCCGGTCAACAACTCAATTTGGGTAGTATTGGTCCTATTTTATTCACTAAGAAAGGCGCACCAGGTAATTCAAGTTATCCATATTACTATCTAAGTTCTAGTGTACAAGCACAAGATGTAAGTGCCGAAACTGCAATTTCTACAGCATTCGCTGAAAGCACAACTACAGTAGCTCTATTTTCTAGTTCTTACTTCGGAAATACAGCTGGAAATGTAATAGTTGATTATGACCCAGATGTATTGAATGTTTCCAGTAACACTGTGAGACTCATAAGTGGTAGCGTTGAGTCTTTACGTGGTTCAGGAACATGTGTTGCTGGTCTACAACTTAAAGGTGTAATCAGTGGTAATTTTGCTAAATATAATGGAAACTTTACCGTAAATGATAGTAACCAAGGTATAGATCCATGTAATCCTGTCATCGACGGTCGTCAAAAAATGATATTGGCAGTGTTAGCAAATACCCAAAATGCTTCTACACAATTTAGTAACGACTATGAAGTGTATGGATTTAATGGTACAACATTAAGTCAATTAACAAGTAGCGTATTCCCATATAAGAACTTGATTAATCCAAACGAAAACGTTTATAACTTGGCTTTGAGATATAGTTTCTCAAATCCAAATGGCAGTGTTTCTTCCGGTACATATGGATATTATGATTTCAGTCTAAATGAAAATGATAATAACTATATTAAAGATGTATTCGGAATCGATCCAACTGTTGGAAATCCAGACAAACAAATTGCCGGTCAAAAAGTTGAAGCTGCTTACAACTATGTTCTATTTGAAGACAGTATCAAGAAGTTCGTAGCTGAAAAGACCAGTACTTTGGGTTGGAGATTGCAAGTTGGTACTAATAGTCTATCTGGAAGTACAATCGTAGGCGAACCTCTAAAGTTTGTTGATCAATATAGTACCAATTTAAATGCTGGAGATAGTCAATTTGGTATCACAAACGCTTATACTCCATGGGTATATTCACAAAAGATTGCTCCATTCAAAGGTAGTGCAAACGAAGCTGCTGTTCCAACTAAGTTCCAATTGTTTAAAGCTCACACTTTGAGTGATGGTACATTGAGTAACAAGAAATACAAGATTGAAATTAGCAACGTTAAGTTGGCTGGTACAGTTCCAGGAAGCGATTGGGGTTCATTTACTCTAGGTGTTCGTGCTTATAGTGATACTGATAAGAAACCTAAGTATTTGGAAATCTTCCAAAACTTGAATCTAGATCCAGACAGTGCAAACTTTATTGCACGTAGAATTGGTGATAGATATGCTTATATTACTTATGCTGGTAAGATCATTCAATATGGTACTTATGCTAACTTGAGTAGATATATCAGAATCGAAATGTCTGATGTAGCATATCCAGTTGTTTGTATACCATATGGATTTGAATCTTATAGTACTCCGATCAATAGTACTGCAAACATCTATGTGCCATACGTACAATATAGTAAAGCAAGTATTTACGGTCTAGCTCCTGGTAAGTATCCATCTGGCACTGTATTCGGTGCAGTTCCAGGAACTGATTCCGAAATTCAATCTCTATATCCAACTTCTTCTTTTGGAGTTGGTGTAGATAACAACACTAAACAATATTTCAATCCATTGCCATACTATGGTAGCACCGATAGTAATGGTTTGAATATCGACTTCGATCTTGAAGATAAAGTTTACGGTACATCTACCGCTAAATATTATGCTCAAGGTACATCAGCAAGTACTGGTTCATTACTAAACCCAAGCTTGAGCGGTAGTATTCCAAGTGTTTATGACGCTGTGAATGAATCTACATATGTAAAACTACGTAAGTTCGTACTTGGATTCCAAGGTGGATTTGAAGGTCAATGGCCAGCAATTCCAATCAATGTTGGTAGTAACATTACTCCAGGCAACACTCAAGGTCTAGATTGTACAAACATTAATAGTCCAGGTAGTATTGCTTACAAACAATGTATTGCTGCTCTAGGTAACGCAGATGAATTTGATATTAATTTGATCGTGTTGCCTGGTATCTTCCGTTCTCTACACAGTTATGTTACCGAATTGGTAATTGATATGTGTGGAACTCGTCAAGATTGTTTCTACATCATGGATAACGTAGTATTCCCAGCAAGTAATCAAACTGTAGGATTGATCGATGCTGCTATCAACAGTGTCGCAGACATTGACAGTAACTATGTAGGTACTTATTATCCTTGGGTTAAGATTCTAGATACTAATACCAACAAGATTATTAGTGTTCCTCCTTCAGTAGTATTGCCAGCAGTTTACGCTGCTAACGATAACTCCGCTGCTGAATGGTACGCTCCTGCCGGTCTAAACCGTGGTGGTATTCCAACCGCAGTACAAGTACTTGATCGTGTAACTCACAGTGAACGTGATACCTTGTACGAAGGCCGTGTAAATCCAATCGCAGCATTCCCTGGCCAAGGTATTTGTGTATGGGGTCAAAAGACTCTACAAATCGCCCCAAGCGCTTTGGATCGTATCAATGTACGTCGTTTGTTGATCAACTTGAAGAAGTTTATCGCAAGTTCAAGCAACTACTTGGTATTCGAACAAAACGTTTCTTCTACAAGAAATCGTTTCTTGAGTATTGTAAATCCATACTTGGAATCAGTACAACAACGTAACGGTATCTACGCATTCCAAGTCAAAATGGATGATGAAAACAATACTCCTGACTTGATTGATCGTAATGTTCTTTACGGACAAATCTTCATCCAACCAACTAGAACTGCTGAATTCATTATCCTCGATTTCAACATTCTACCAACAGGTGCTAGTTTTAGTTCCTAATCTAACGTAAATATAATAACGAACCCCCGCTTAGAAATAAGCGGGGTTTTTTATTTGTTGGGTATATTTATATATTATGATACTATTAACTGGAATTGTTGAGGATTTAACTAAACCACAAGT